CATTTAACTAAAAGAAAGCAATTTTATAAAGATGCCGCATATCCGTTTTTAGTAGAAAAGACAGATTGGCAATCAAAGTAATTTAAAGGAGCATTAAAAATTTATATACTGACCTTAGAAAACACCGCATATGAGATGAATGAGATACCTGATGAAGTCGAGGATCTACGTTTCGCTATACTAGATAACAGTGATCCAAAGAATCCAGACTACTTCTTTATCCCGCTTATCTTCTTAGAAAGTTTTAATAGTCCAGCCCTGGTTCTACGCATTGGTAACAACATAGTTAAGATGCCTGTGGATTGGCAAATACTCATAGGTGAACCAGATTTTGGTGACTTGGAAGTTATACCGTTGACATCAATCAATGATCGTGGCTTTAGTGCTTATACATTCAATCCTTTAGACAGCTTCAAACCAGAATTCCATCCAGTAGAAATAGTAGACATCTATCAAGATGTTAAATGGTATTTTCCAAAGCTACGTCCTGGACAGATGTTGGCAGTACCTATCAACGAAAACGATAAACCAATGTGTGCTTACTTTGTTAAAGATATCAGCAGACAAAGTGAAGTGGTAGATTACAGCAAGATATGGTAAAGAAAGGTTTAAGTATGTGGAGACTTTGGGCTAAGGCATTGGGCCAAAAGGAAGGTATTACCAACAGTGAAGCAGATGTTGTCGCGGCAATCAGAACCAGTATTGTGTTATTTTATATCATCACCAACTGCTTTATCATAGCAGGGGTTATCAGGCATTGGTAATGTTGACACCCGGAGCCACTTATATCTACGAAACAGTCGATGGAGTTACTTGGGCCATAGACGCAGAAACCAATGAACGTCAGATAATTGGGTGGGATTATGCACCATTCCAAGATGCTGATCAAGTTGAAGATAGTCCTACACAACAGTATATACGACTCAAAGAAGAACAACTTTGGAGAGATATACGTCGTGTAGCCCGTTCAAATAAGACTTTACAAAATGCCATGGAAGAATGTATAATTATATATAAGCTCTCAAAGGATTACCAAGATGGCATTTAACCCAAAACAATTTAAACAGAAAAAGAAAAGACCTGTGGACCCTAATGCTCCACCACGCCCAAACTTGCTGAGCCAAGATAAGAAACTGCGTGAAACACAAGCGGCATTTGGACAATTAGAAGATCTTGTGCGCAGACAGGCCGCTGAACTTGAATCAATGAAACAAAAATATCGTGACATGCAACAGAGCATAACCCAATTAATTAATTACGTGAGACGTAAATGAGCAATCCAGATCCCTTATACATCGGTAATGAGATGGCAGCTTATGATCGCAAGGATCGTGAGTACTATGATAAGTTCACTGATGAACAGAAGAAACAGTTCTCAACTTATCTCATGCTGAAGTATGGTGCTAATGTCGGTGGATCAGCAGACCTGCAGGCCTACTACTTGATGGCTACTAATGAACGTGTGAATAAACAGTTTTTTGATCTAGGCAGTAAGCATACTAAACTACAGTGGTTGACCTGTACCACAGTCAGTCCACAGATGGGTACACAATATCACTATTGGTTAAAAGGTAAAAAGAAAGAAAGTAATAGTAAAGCAGTTAAATTCCTAACTAAACATTTCCCAGATATGAAATCTGATGAAATAGAATTAATGGCAGCTATCAATGATAAACGAGATCTTGCAGACCTGGCACGAACACTCGGATATGATGACAAATCAATCAAGTCCGACCTATAAGTGCAAGTATTGTGAAAAAGAATTCCGCAAAGAAAGTTCTTTAGCGGTGCATCTCTGTGAAGTAAAACGACGTTGGCAACAGGAAAAAGAAACTGGTGTACAATTTGGCCTACAGGCATACTTGCGTTTCTATGAAATGACACAGGGATCAGCTCGTATGAAGTCATACACAGACTTTGTTGCTAGTCCATACTATAATGCATTTGTCAAGTTTGGTCGTCATATGGTAGCTATCCGTGCTGTGAATCCCAAGGCATTTATCGATTGGGTCATAAAAGAAAATAAAAAACTTGACCATTGGTGCCAAGAAAAAGTATACTTAGAATACTTAAAACAATATATGCGTAAAGAAGCGGTACAAGATGCACTTGAACGAGCACTAAAGGAGATGCAGGATTATGCAGATGAACACCAAGAGTTTGCCAATGGCTTTAGAGACTATTTTAGATACGGTAATCCAAACCTTGTGTGCCATCATATTGCTAATGGGCGTGTTAGTCCTTGGATCGTGTTTAATTGTGACACGGGCGTGGAGTTTCTTGATGGACTCAATGACGAACAGATTGGAATAATATTACCCTGGATAGATCCAGACTATTGGCAAAGGAAATTTAAAGACTATGTGGCAGACACTGAATGGATAAAGAGTATATTGAAGGAGGCCAAACTATGATAGCCGAAGAACTAAAAGTATTGTTTGATGAACTCAAAGGTGAACTGTTGTTGGTACGTAATGATCTATTATTGATCAGCTATGACCTAGCACAGATGAGGAAACAGTTAGATAAATTTGAAGAAGCCATGGATAACCCACCGCCACAACCAATGGACATGACTGGTATGAGGGTAGAGAAACTTTGAAATTTCGCAGTGATATCGATATAGACTTTGCTGATCGTGAGCAGGCATTAAATCTGCTGCATGTGACACCAGCTAGTATCCTACGTGATGGTAAGTTAACCAAACACAACACTGGGGTCTATGCTACAGATATACCTGTAGATCCATTCTCAGGACAGGCTAGTTTGGATTATCAGGCTGCAGAAGACCGCGGATATATGAAACTAGACTTTTTGAATGTCCATGTTTACAAGCAGGTCAGAGATGAAATACATCTGGTAGAACTCATGCGTGAGCCTGATTGGACTCGACTCTATGATCCCGCAATATGTGCGCAGTTAATACATGTCAATAATCACTATGATACATTATTAAAAATGCCAGAGCCTGTAGATACTGTTCCTAGACTAGCTATGTTCTTGGCAGTGATACGTCCAGGTAAACGACATCTGATAGGTAAACGCTGGAAAGAAGTTGCGGCTACTGTTTGGGATAAAGTTGAGGGTGAATACAGTTTTAAAAAGGCGCATGCTGTGGCTTATGCGAATCTAGTAGTGGTAAATCTTAACTTACTTTGCGAACAAGTGTAATACTTCTTCTTTTTGATCTTTTCTGTGCTATTTCTTTGAGACTGATGTAAGGACCGTGCTGTATAACCACATCTTTGCTGTTAAATGTCTTTAGACAAACCCTAAATTCCGCCCAATCCTGCTTTAAAAACACATTGATAGGTACTAGTCTATTGCTTTCCCACCACCATTGTTCAGCCAACTCTAAGAATGTTGTCTTCTGCATGATGGTTTTTAGAGCCGCATAGTCGTAGATCGTGGTTATCAACTCGTCTGAATTCTGTATGATGCCTATGTATTCGTTGCCACCGTAGGTTATAAATGAGATAAAAGGATATTGATCCAATAATTTCTTGTAACTGTCTTCCATAGACTTGCGATAAATACCTTATAAGGATCGAGAGACAAAAGTGCCTACAATCACAAGTTATTTAGTCATACAAAAATTACCAATAGAACTTTTGGATTATTCAGATCCTACAATTAAACCGAGGAACAGACCCGTGTATGCACGCCCAATTAAAATTTATCAAGGTATAGACAATCCAATACAGATAGTGGTTAAAAATCAAGATCAAAAACCTGTGAATCTAAATGGATATTCAGTGCAGGTCGACATACAGGATCCACTTAATCAGGTCACTGTATACAGTTTTTCTGCCAATGGTGCCGGAGCCTACAGTAATTTAACCATTGGTACCACCACACTGTTGTTTGGAGCAAATGTAGTCAACAGTTTAGATCAACGTTTTTACAAATTAACCACAAGAGTTATCAATAACTCAACCATGACACAATCTCCGTTATATGTAGACGATAACTTTGGTGTCCCTTTAGATTTAGAAGTATTGCCAGCTTATTATTCAGGATCGACAACCATAGTCAATCTTGGTGAAACTGTTATTGACCCAGGATTATTACCTTAATGACACAAGTTACCTACAGCAACGTCCAAGTTACCAGTGTATTACTCAAACGTGGTAACACCATACAGAATAACAGATATGTTGGGCTGGCTGGTGAAGCCACGGTGGACACACAGGCCTATACTCTACGAGTACATGATGGTTCAACTCCTGGCGGACATATAGTCACAGGCGGATATGTTAATGCGTTGGCTAACGGTGCAGCCACTGCAGCTCTTACTACCAGTGGTAATTTGGTATTCACAGATGGTACAGTCTTGACAATCGCCAATGGAACAGCATTAGTCAATGGCACTATCATCGCGGGCAGTAATAATTTCAGCAACATCAATGTGACGGCATATCTAGGTGGTAGTGTTACCATTGGCAATCTAACAGTGTTGGGAAATATTACCACTGTTAATACAGAAATAATTAATCACAATGAAATAGTCTCAGGCAACATCACCAGCAATAATACAGTAACAGCACTGAGATTTGTAGGTAACGGTAGCCAATTAACAGGTTTGCCGGCTGGCTTTAGCAATGTCAACTTATTGAGTTATCTGACTGTCAACGTGCCACAAGGTACTTACAGTAATGCTAACTTACAAAGCTACCTAACACTAAATCCACCAATTGGTACCTATACTAATGCTAACGTGGCCAGCTACTTGCCTACTTACAATGGTAATATTGGTGCCAACATCAGCAAAGGCGGCCACACTTGGACATTCGATTCAACCGGTTTATTAACAGTACCAGGTGATATTTATTTTAATAACAACAGCGGTGTAATTGAACAAGGTGCGAATAGACTTACAATCACTGGCAATGCTATTCAGGTTAATACTGGCGCTTACTTCAATGACGATGGTGAAGCTGCGATATTTGCCAATACATCTGTGCAAATAGCCACTGATAGTAACAGCGTTAATCCACCACTTTGGGATTTTAGCTCAACTGGCAATTTAACGTTCCCAACAGGTGCCAGCATCGTCAATGGTTACCCAGGACCTGCCGGATCAGCTGGAGATGGCCAGAGTTGGTTCGTGACATCCAATATTGCCGGCGGAGTCGCTAGCTCAGATGGCAAACAATACGTGCAGGTAGACAATGGTGGCACTATATACATAGGCACTAATTATACTGCTACTACAGGAAACACTTGGACCTTTGGTCAAACTGGTATCATGTCGTTACCGTATAGTAATTATATACAGACCATTAATACCAACATGACCGTTGGGACGCAGGGCGGATTAACTATCATTAGCAATGCCGCAGGTGGCGCCACTAATTATAATTGGACCTTTGGCCAAAATGGTAGATTGACATTCCCAGATACCACAGTGCAACAGACAGCTTGGCTTGGTACTGTAACCTGGGCTAATGTCACAGGCATACCGGCACTATACAGCAATGTCAACGCTCAGAGTTTAATCACCAGTTTAGGACTTAGTAATTACAGCAACGTTAATACAGCAGCCTATACACAGACCATGGGCTACACTAATTTTAGTAATGTAAATGTAGCGGCCTATGTCTCTACTTATGTTAATAGCGGAAGCAGTAGTTATAGTAATGTCAATGTGGCTGCATATTTGTCAACCAACAGCTATCTAACAGCAACATCAGCCAATTTAAATAACTATGCTTGGACAAGTAACGTAATCACAGCCAACACTGGTATCAAGGGATACGTTGACAATAGTACTTCAACTGCTAATATTGGTATCAAAGGCTACGTTGACAGCCAAAGTTTCTACAGTAATGCTAAGGTAGCAACATACTTACAATATGGTAGTATTGGTAATATTTCAGTAGCAGGTAATGTCACCGCTGGTTACTTCATTGGTAATGGTGCGCTACTAACTGGTATTGCCGCAAGCAGTAACTACAGCAACGTACAGGTAGCTACATATCTACCAACATACGCAGGTAACATTGCCAACGTCAGACTTGGTGTAGCAGGTGTACTAACATTTGCAGATGGCACGACACAAACCACAGCCAGTACTGGTGGCGGAACAAGTTACAGCAATGTCAACGTAGCCGCTTACCTAAACACACAGGGCTATAACTTATATTCAAACGTCAACGTTGCAGCATATCTGGCTGGAACTAGTTATACTGGATATTCAAACGTCAATGTCAATGCTTGGTTCAGTGCTAATATAGCTGCAAGCCTATACAGCAATGTCAACGTGGCTAGTTACCTGGCTGGTAACATCACAGTTGGAACTATCTCACTCACAGGTAATGTCAATGCTAATAATTTAGTTGGCTCAGCAGCCAACACTACTATCACTGCTGGTGCATTCGTATCAACATTTAACAATGCTGGTAATGTATTAATGCCTAACGTGGTAGTTACAGGTAATGTAACTGCTGCATACTTCTTAGGTAACGGTGCGCTGTTAACTGGTATTGCTGCAAGTAGCTCATATTCAAATGTACAGGTAGCTACATATCTACCAACTTACAGTGGTGTAGTAACAGCAAGTAACGTAGCTGTTGCTGGTAACATAACAGCACAATATCTATTTGGTAATGGTGCGCTACTGACTGGTATTGTCACAAGTGGCGGCAGTAACTATAGTAATACCAATGTTATCGCTTACTTGAACGCAACTGGCTACAACTTATATTCAAACGTCAACGTTGCGGCTTACTTGTCAACAGCTACTATCAACACCACAGGTAATATCACAGCAGGTAACCTAACATCTACCAACGGATTGTATGTAGCCAATATCACTACCACAGGCTCAAGTGGTAACATCAGTGGTGCTAACTACATCACAGCCAACGTTATCTTGACCAACGGTGGTTGGGGTAATATCAGCCAAGTGGCTAATATACAGGCCAATGCTGTCCTAGTATCAGGTAACGTAACAGCTACATACTTCTTAGGTAATGGTGCTCTACTAACTGGTATAGCCGCAAGTAGCAATTACAGCAACGTTCAAGTCGCCACATACTTACCAACATACTCAGGTAATATTGCTAATATTACATTAAGTACAAGCGGAGTACTAACATTTGCTGACGGCACTACACAGACCACAGCTAGTGGTAGTAGTTATAGCAACGTAAACGTTACTACATTCTTAAGTAACAGTTCAGCAATCTTCGTTGGTAACACAGGCAGTGTTAGTTTAGCCAACGTATACCCATTACAAAGTAATATTACACAGTTCTTTGTTGGAAATCAAACAACATTAACATCAGGTGCTGGTTTATCGACAACTACAACCTACCTGATGAACAACCTATACTTCCTCGCAAACGGTGTGGCATACTATCGTAACACACAATCAGGCGCTGCATGGATGACTATAGCTGGTAGTGGTATTAATTTTGCTGGAACCAGTGGAGCAGTGACAGCTAATACTGCTCAAAGCATGGGTTCGTGGGCACAACTTAATGCCTCTGGATTTGTCACATATAACTCAGTTGGTATTACCAGTGCTGGTACACTAGCAGTCAATGGTGCAGGTGGTATTACTACAACACAAACTACGTTCCCTCTAGTTAATGCCACAGCTACTACAATCAACTTTGGTGGTGCTGCAACTGCAATAAACATGGGTGCTGCAACAGTGGCCATAAGTGTTGGTAGTGGGGCGGGTAATATCACAGCTGGAAACTTTATTGGTAGCGGACAATTCTTAACATCACTACCTGGTTATGCTTACAGCAATGTTAACGCTGCGGCCTATACACAGACTATGGGCTTCACTAACTATAGTAACGTCAACGTTGCCGCTTACCTAGCCGGTAATATCACAGTTGGTACTATCTCACTAACAGGCAATGTCAATGCCAATAACATAGTAGGCACAGCGGCCAACACTACTATTACTGCTGGGGTATTCGTATCAACATTAAACAATGTTGGTAATGTCATATTACCAAACTTCTATGTCAGTGGTAACGTCATTGTTGGTGGTAATTTGACTATCACAGGCATTAAGAATAACG